GTGGCTATAAGACCAGGTGTTAATGGTTCTTTTGTGGACTATATATCCGAATTGGCACCTCGATCATCTTTGGGAGAGAAAGTATCTCCAAGAGAAGCAGAACGCTCAAAGAGCCAACTGCCTTTTCAAGGTAATTTCCTTGCATTTGGCGAGTCTGGTGGTAAAACACGTCTTGTAGTGGTAGGATCACCGCCTCTACAGGCGGCTCGGTTTTATATTAAGGAGTATCTTCTTGATATACTTAGGGCTATTCCAACGGACTGTACCTTTCGCCAAAATGAAGGTGTAGAGTTCCTATCTAAGAAAATTACTTCAGGGTCAATAGTTCACTCTGTTGATCTTAAAGATGCAACATGGAACTTTCCTTCCTCTCTACAGAAGAAGTTGTGTCATAATATAGGGATTCCAATAGAAGACATCAAAAAGATTTTTGATGGATTTGTCTTTTCAAGGTATAAACCTGAGGGTCTTTTCCAGATCCACAAGGGACAATCGATGGGTTTAGGCCCGTCGTTCCCATTGTTTTCCCTATGTCATAACATGATCTTAGCTGGACTGTGCCATTACGCAAAAGTTAAACCTGTAGATACATTTCGGGTATTGGGAGATGATGTCATAATAGCAAATGATGTCGTTCATGAGGAATATATGAAGTTTCTCAAAGTATTTCACATACCCATATCTACTTCTAAATCCTTTTCTTCTAAAAGGATTGGGGAGTTTGCAGGGAAGGTAATCTGGGATGGATTCGATGTTACACCAATAAAATGGCGTCAACTAGATTTTCATAATCTATCCAACCTTTATTGGCCTTACCGTAAGGTAAGGAAAGGATTACCCGAACTAATGCTAAAGAACTTCAGAGCTAAGCAAGCCTATGTAGTTCTAGGACCTTTATCAAGGTCTCTAGGAGGTCTAGGACTCAAAGAAAGAGTACTTCCTCGGGTTATGTCCGGTTCAAAAGTCGATAGACTGAGAACGGGATATTTACATTCCGTCGAAGATGGCTTGCTCAACAAAGATTCTGGTGGTGGTAAGATTAGACTTAAACTCAAGAAAAAAGTAAATCGCTACGAAAACGCGAAATACTCAGAGTATAAGTATAAACCTTATTTTCTCTCACGAGAAAAACAACAATTGTTAGAAGAAGAACTAACATGTTCTTATACTACAGCTTATGGTGTACTACCCTTGTTAACTCCTAATCCAGGCAAACTCTTCTCTCAATTGAAGGAGAAGAATGAATTAATGCCTGAGAGACGAAGATTAAGACGTGATGGTACAATACAACAAGTTTTAAGAATCATATATGGGTCTCGGAAATACGCAAGAATTCATCGGATTCGAGAAACGGATAACTCTGTTATTGAGTCTTATGAGAAACATCTTATGGTTGAGACCCCACGTGTTGTTTACTACCGCGGTTGGAAGACGAAACAAATATTAGTTTTGAATTTACAAATGGAGGTGAACCATGTCAAGAAGACATGTTCGAGTACTCCGGAAGTTGAGGATAGGATCATCCCAAAGTTCTTCAAAGGATGATAAAATCATTGATCAAAGTCGAAAAACTAAGATCTCTGATGAATTTCTTCCATCAAATATGGAAGTATCTGATACTCGTGTTGTTACACGTCAATCAGACATCAATTCTACAGAAGAACCAAAGGTGGTTAATACCTCCGGTAG